AGAAGGGCACATTCGTCTTGGTGACTTTCTACGTTAATGATGATGGTGTATGGATGGAACTGTATTTCGGTACATTGATTTTTGGAGATTTTCATGGTATTTGAGAGTGATTTTATTGGGAATGTAGTTGGGGTACCTTTAACTTTTCATACACCCACAAGAACCGTCTTCACCATAAACAATTTCCTGCTCATCTCGCAAGAGTATGTCTTTTAGTACAGTTCTTGTGGTATTTTTAGTAGAATTTACTGTGAAGTTATGGTTTTACAGTATATTTCTCTGCTAGTGCCTCCTGTTCTAGCATGTACTGCTCGTAACTGATAGCAAAAGCCTGAAACTTTGTCAGTTCTTTCAGTGTTTCTGTTACTTTTATCTGATCTTCTGGTGTTGCTGGATCACTACCCAGGTTATTTACCAGAAAGATCAGGTCTTCTGAGGACATACTCAGGGTAAATGTATTACGGTGTTTAGTTAGGTGCATGTTTCTACCTCTTTTGTGTTACAAAACTACTGCCTGGTCGTATACTGCTGTATACTCGATGACAATACCGGGTAATTCTACTGTCTCTGTCATGTTTGTCATGATCTCTTTTGTCTTGGCAGTAGCAAAGTACACGATATTACCTAGTGGATCTACTGACTGTAGTGTACCACAGCCAAATTCCTCCAGTGACTCTGTAATTTCATCGTAGTTGTTCATTCCAAACATAGAAGGAATGAGTGGTGTGAGCAGAAGGTATTTCATGATATGTCCTCTTGGTTGGTTAATTAAGCTTCAATGATTTCGTTGAACCATACATCAGAGTTCCATCCACTGGTAACACCGAATCGTACAGACTTGTTGATAAGTTTCTTGGCAATACGGAATTGCTTACGTGCATACTCAACGTCACGAGTGATAGACATCTTACGGATGACTTGCTTATCGTCAACAGCATAGATGTACTTGTTATCACTGTCAATATACAGAGCCATCAATACAGATGTTGCTTGTGTGTATGTTGCAGTGATAGTATCACCCTTAGTTGCGTATTGAGCAGGAACAGTCTTGATTACAGCCATGATTTTCTCCTTGAAATGGCAAGTTAAGAACAGAGGAACGATGTTCACTCTGTAGTATGGACGAAATGTCCTCATAGGATACTCATTGAATATCCTACAAGCACACATCAATGTGAGTAGTGTACATCTACTAGTGATGGTAGGAATTGGCTAAGATCTTCTTTGTTAGTTGTCTTAAGCAACAGACGGCCAGACTTCTTTGAATAAACGTGGTACATATCAGAACTCCTTGGGATCAACAGTAAAAGAAAAGTAAGAGCATAAGGCACACATCCCTGATAAGAACATGAGTGGCCACAAGTGCCATGCAACAGCTGCTATTATTAGTGTAATAGAAAGTGCAAGCAGCAGAACTGCCAGAGCATATTGGAACATAATGAACTCCATAGCGCAAGGAAGAAGGGCGACTGCACTGCGCCAAGCACAGCCGACACGGGAAGAGGCACCACCAGCGCGCCAGCGACCACCAGAGCGAACTAGGGGGGTCACGAAACCAAAAGGGCTAACCTAAATAAACAACTGATTCTTTCTTTCACACAGAGAAAACACATACCCAAATAAAAATCCCCAAACTAAAAATACTAAACTAGGGGTACCCCAAAAACTATTCTCCAAGTACCTTCTCGCAAAGAAATATAATACAATATATTTCATTATTAAAAAGTATACTGAAGTATACATTCTCCTTAAAGAGTCGGTAAATAATAGAGAAATAAATAGTTTTATTTACAGGACACAAAGGTTAGCTAATACATGGCAACGATATCAAATAAACAAAAACTGGACGCGCTACGCGAGTTAAATAAGCGAAAGAAGTTAGCTGAATATAAAGGTAACTTTGAGTTATTCGCAAAAGAACAAATTAAAATTTTACCTAAAGACAGTTCTCAGGGGTTTCAACCTTTTGTGTTTAATGAAGCACAAAAAATTGTTAATGAAAAGATTGAAGAACAGTTAAGAACTACTGGTAGAGTGAGAGCTATTATTCTTAAGGCTCGACAAATGGGACTAAGTACCTTTACTACAGCCAGGGTATTTTGGAAAAGTTACTTTAATGCTTACAACAAGTCAGTAGTTATGGCTCATGATACAGCTACTTCTGACTCTTTGTTTTCAATGAGTAGGAATACTATCTCGAATATGTCTGAAGATTTCAGACCTAAGTTTAAGAAGTCTAATGCCAAAGAGATTATGTTTGAACATAATGATTCAGGGTATAGGCTATATACGGCTGGTTCTCCAGAGGCTGGTAGAGGTACAACACCTACTATTGCTCATTTGTCTGAGGTAGCCTTCTGGACTCATGATGCTAAGATTTTAGCTGGTATGTTTCAGGGCATTTCACAGGCACCCGGTACCGAAGTTATTCTTGAGAGTACTGCTAATGGTGTAGGTAATGAGTTTCACAGATTGTGGAAGGGTGCCGTAGCCGGAGAGAACGAGTATATTCCTATCTTCGTACCATGGTTCCTTATGCCTGAGTACCGTAGGACTGCTCCTGAGTCTTTTGAAAGATCAGAAGAAGAGGAAGTACTGGTTACTCGGTTTAACCTTGACAATGACCAGTTATACTGGAGAAGACTAAAGATTGCTGAAGGTGGATCTGATAAGTTCAGACAAGAGTACCCTGCTACTCCTGATGAGGCTTTTGTTGTATCAGGCGCTAACGTATTTAACATTGAAAAGTTAATGGGTTTAATTCCTCAACCTATTCTCAAACAGATGGAATTTAACTTTGAGTCTCAGATGATGGAGGATGCCCCAAGAGGTTCTATCGAGATTTACAAGTATCCTACCTTTGAAGACTCTTTTGCTATTGCGGGAGATGTTGCTTTAGGTGTAGGTAAAGACTATTCTTCTGCTATTGTGATGAACAAGGACAAGGAGATTTGTGCTGTATATCGTAACAATACCATTGATCCATCTAAGTTTGGTGATGTACTATTTTACCTTGGCAGATACTACAACAATGCTTTACTTGCTGTCGAATCTAACTCTATGGGTATTGCTACACTCAACAGATTAACGCAGATGAACTACGTTAATTTGTATTATCAAACAAAGATTGCTAACGTATCCAAAGAAGAAGGTAGTCGAGTAGGATGGAGAACAACCTCTGCATCTAAACCCGCTATTATCGGATTCTTAAAGAGTGCTATCGAGAATGATGAAGTATGGATTCCATCAAGAACTGTTATCGGTGAATTAATGAACTATGTTGCTGATGATAACGGTAAGACTAACGCTATTGTAGGTCATAATGACGATACAGTTATTGCATTGGCTATTGTACTCGAAGTAATCCGTACTCACGGTGATAAACTAACAACTAATAATGTTCCCTTTACACAGCGTATGGGATCATTTCAACAGGAAAACACAACATGGTTATGAACGTACCATTACGTGGTGAAGAAAAAGAGAGCTTTAAAAAGCTTCTTAAACCACAACAACCTAACAAACTACTTAATCCGAAAGATAAAATCGGAGAAAAGTCAGGACGAACACTGCCCATCCGAGGGCAATAAAATTATCCCTTTGTGTCCGCTTGGGGCGACCGGCAAGTGGGATATCCGGAAGATTTATAGTGATAGTGTTAGCTATTACTAACTCTAGGGGCTGTTATAGCCTGATTGATAGACGGGTCGTAGACACGGCCCTTTGATTGAACCAAGAAAGGTTTATAATGGCAGACAATATTTCTAGCGTAGTTAGAATTTCTCAAGGATACAAAGAGAGAGTTACAGACGAAGAACTAGTTAGTATGATCGAGACAGGAGTAATGAACTCTGTTGGCGATTTCCTAAACAGTTCAGACATGGCCCGAGAAAGACAGAAGGCTACATTTGAGTACGGCATGATGCCGGATATGCACCTAAGACCACAAGGTGTTTCTCAGATTGTTTCTTCTGATACTGTAGAGGCTGTAGAAGGCTACTCAGCTATTATCTCTGAGCTACTATTTAATAACAATAAGATTGCACGTTTTACACCATATAATCAGTCACCTAAAGCGTTTCATGATGCCAAGGTAGCTTCTGATTTGGTTAACTATGAAATCTTTAAAAAGAACCCCGGTTGGCAAGTACTTAACACATGGGTTAAGGCTGCTTTACTGTGGAAAAATTCTATTGTCAGATGGGAATTCATCGAAGATTATGATTATTCATATGAAGAGTATGATGAAATTTCCCAAGAGAATCTTGACAGCTTACTTGCTGATGATGATGTTGAAGTCGTTGGTCAGCTTGAATATGATCAAAAGTTAACTACCGATGAAGACGGTAATGCTGTATACGCTATGGTATACACGAATGTAAGACTAAAACGTAAACACAACAAGACAAGAGTTGAACTCAGAAACATTCATCCTGAATCTTTCCGTATTACAAGAGATGCCCACAACTTTGAGGATGCTTCTTTTGTTGGTATTCAGATTGACATGACTCGTTCAGAGATCAGAAAGTATTTCCCCCAGATTGCAGAGAATATTGACTGGGACGCCATTGGAGACGGTAGCTACGATTGGGCTACCAAGTACACCGAAGAGCAATC